TGGACTGCTGAGACAGGCACACGTTCAGAGACAACTGGTTACACCACTTCTTTGAACACAATTGCAACTCACGAACTCTATGCTTTGGTTGATATTTCATCCGCGTTGTTGGAAGATTCTGCGTTTGATCTAGAAGCAGAGATGAACATTGAATTTGCAGAGCAATTTGCAAAAGCAGAAGGTTCAGCATTTATTTCTGGTAACGGCACCAACAAGCCAACTGGTATCACCAACGGTTCAACTGTTGCATCGACAACTGCGGCAAACGCAGCGTCTATCACAACAGACGACCTAATGGACTTGGTGCATGACTTGCAATCTGATTACGCCCGTAACGCAGCGTTCATGTTGAACCGCTCTACACTAGGCGCAATCCGCAAGTTGAAAGATACTGCTGGTCAGTACATCTTCCAAACAGGTTTCTCAGGTCAATCTGGGTTGCCAAACACAATCTTGGGCCACGCATACGTCGAAGCGCTTGACGTAGCAGACATCGGCACAGGTGCAAAATCAGTAATCTTCGGTGACTATCGCCGTGGTTATATGATCGTTGACCGTATCGCCCTGTCAGTTCTACGTGACCCATACTCACAAGCATCCTCTGGCAACGTCCGTTATATCGCACGTCGCCGCGTAGGTGGTGAGGTTGTGCTTGCCGAAGCAATGCGCGTTCTTGAGCATCCATAAGTAACTGAATGAGGGGCTACGGCCCCTCACTCTCTAAAGGGAGAAATCTATGAAAATTATGATGGTTAAAACAGCAAGTGGAAAAGCGCGTGAAGATGGCGCAATCTCTATGAAATATCAAGCTGGCACTGAATATGAAGCTACCGAAGAATGGCAAAAAAAGGTATTTTCAACTTTAGTAACTTTGGGCTTTGCTAATGAGATTGGCGGCAATGCTGGTCCAACAGAGACAAAGAAAAAGGCAGCACCTAAGAAAAAAGCTGAACCTAAATAATAAATTAACGGAGATAGGCCATGAGTGGTTTGATTGAAATTACAGGCCCAGCACTAGAGCCTATCAGTCGTTTAGAAGCGCGAGACCATCTGCGTCTCGACGAGGATCTGGATGACGCCCAAGTTCGATCCTATATCACGGCGGCTCGTATCTGGGCAGAAAACTATACAGGCCGTGCTTTTATTAATCGTACAATGCGTCAATACCTAGATGGCGCGATTGGTGCAAATGACCCTGCATGGGAAGGCACCATTACAGGGCCGCAAATATTAAAACTAAGCAAGTATATTGAAGTTGCTAAGTCTCCTTTAGCATCCGTCACTAGCATTGTGTATTACGATGATGATGACAACGATACAACTTGGGATTCCAGTAACTATTATGTCGACACTGTTTCTGATGTTCCGCGTATTATCTTGCGTGATGGTGGGGCATTCCCGACCGATCTTAGAACCTTTAACGGCTTGGAAATCAATTTCGTCGCTGGATATGGCGCATCACCCAATGATGTTCCAGAGCCTATCCGTATTGCGATCTTGCAGTATATGACATTCCTGTATGAGCATCGTGGAGATATGGAGGGTCCATCTATGGCACCGTCTGTTATCCTGAAAGCATTACTTGACCCATACAAGATTAGACGCTTTGGCGCGACCCCATATTCTAAGGTAATGAAATCGGGGATTAGCTAATGGCTGTAGGGAAAATGCGGCATAGGCTGCAACTTCAAAGCAAAAGCACAACAAGCGATGGCGGCGGTTCGGCGGCAGTGGTCAGTTGGACGACCTTTGCTACAGTATACGGTGAAATAATGCCCCAATCTGGTGGTGAGCGATTTTTCGGTGATAAGCTAGAAGAACCAATTACGCATGTAATTAAATTGCGTTTTAGACGTGATTTATCATTTCAAAACAGAATTAAATATACCTATCGAAATGGTGACTCTACAGGAACACGAATATTTAATATTAAGCGTGTAATCAATGCTGGTACGCGAGATAAGTATCTGCTTATTCAGTGTGTCGAGGGCGTAGCAACATGACAATTAGAGCGACAACCAAGAGGATCAACAAGAGCCGACAGGTGTTGTCTAAATATGAGGGCACCGTAAAGCGTATTATCGCTGCTGGTGGCAATTTGGTCATGAATGAAGCTAAGTCATCATTGAATGATCATAGATCGTCTGGTCAAACATACACTAAATACAATCCAAAGCGCACTCATACAGCATCTACTGCTGGCAATCCGCCAAATACTGATACTGGTTATTTGGCTAATAATATCTACTTGATAATCGAAGAAAATGGTTTGGCGGCAGATATTGAGAGCCGCGCAGATTACTCTGAAGCGTTAGAGTTTGGAACAAGCACTATTGCTGCCCGTCCATTTATGCAACCAGCGTTGGAAAGTCAACGTAAGAAGATTAGGTCTATGTTCGCAAAACTTAGGCAGAAAGGTGTGTGATGGCATTACATTCATGGGAATTGCAAAAAGCTATCTATAACGCACTGAATGGAGCTGTTACTGGTATAGATAGCGCAAGCGTAGATGTTTATGATGATGTTCCAGAGGGTGCAGAATATCCATATATCGTCATTGGCGAAGAAACTTCTGCAAATGATGGAACTAAAGATATTGATGCAGTGGAGTATACACTGACCCTGCATATTTGGTCGCAGTATCGCGGCAGACGTGAGATTAAAGAGATTATGCAATCTGTCTATGATTTATTGCATGATAGTGCTATAACTGTAGCAGGAGCCTCATTGGCGAATATTAGACAAGAGTTTAGTAACACGCTGATGGAAAATGATGGAATAACGCGGCACGCAATCATGAGATTTCGCGCCGTTGTGTTTGACAATTAAGGAGAACGAAACATGGCGGCGTATAAAGGTAACGCAATGTTGTTGAAAATTGGGGCAACGCCTGGGTCTGCCCCTGGGTCTGATGTGTACACCACTGTAGCTGGTTTGCGCTCAACGGGTATTACCCACAACGAAGAAACGATTGACGTAACAACAAAAGACAGTTCGCAGGTCCGTCAGCTTCTTGCTGGTGGCGGTGTTTATTCTGTGTCCATTTCTGGATCGGGCGTTTTGACAGATGGTGCGTCTCTTGCGACATTAGAGGGTGCGATGAACGCATCTGATTACCACAACTTCCAAGTAGTTGTTGCAGACTTCGGAACATACGAAGGTGAATTTGCTCTAACATCGCTAGAGTTTGCTGGCGAATATAATGGCGAAGTAACCTATTCGCTAACACTGGAAAGCGCGGGAACAGTATCGTTCGCATAACAGGAGATAGTTGATGGCTTGGACTAATGTAGAAATCACCGTAAATGGAGAAACATTTCTAGGCCATCAACGCGACCTAGACTTTGTTGTTAGATATGAAAGTGGTCTAGGGGTGGGGGATCAGTTTTCAATCGGAAAATTGACCTATGTTGCTTTATCTGTAGAGGATGAAGCTAACAGACAAGAAGTTTTAAATATCAAAGCAAAAGAGGTCAAAAAGAATGACAAATCCAAAACGCGGCGAAATGACGATAGTGCTGGGGGATCAGAGTTGGACAGCGAGGGTAACGATGGACAGCTTGGCGCGGATTGAAGCGTCTTGCAATGCTGGCATCGTTAAGATCTTGGGTCGGCTAACTGAAGGTGATCTTACAACAACCGACATCTGTAATATATTGTTGCCCATCATTCGTGGTGGCGGGAATGATATTCAGTATAGGGAAGTACAGAAAGCTGTTTGGAATGCTGGTCTTGCCGAAGCTATGAAGGCTTGCGGCGAAATATTGTCCATTGCTCTAAGTGGTGGGCAAGATGAGGGAAACGAAGCGGAGGCGGTAGCGTAGCAGTTGATGAATTCCCGTGGGATGATTTTTTAAAAATTGCGCTTGGCAAAATGCAAATGCGACCTGACGATTTTTGGAATATGAGCCTACAGGAATTTTACGCTGCTATAAATGGGTTCTCAGAGTTTCATAGTGCTGGCACACCGCCGCCAATTACGCGCAATGAATTAGATAGCTTGATGGAAAGGTACCCAGACTAATGGCTACAACTGTTGACACCCTCTTAGTCCGCATTGAAGCGGATATGTCTGACCTGAAACAAAAACTTGGTCAAATTCAGGGCGACGTAAATAAAACGACCAACAAAGTAAGCGGCTCATTCAAATCAATGGGTATGCTTGTTAAAGGGTTTATCGGGGCACAGGTTGTTGGTGCCGCCGTTGCAGGTGGCGCTGCAATGATAAATCTTGCGTCTGACATTGAAGAAATGCAAGGCAAGTCAAAGGTTGTCTTTGGCGAATTTAGGGATCAGGTAGTAAAAGATCTTGAAGCATTTGGTGATGCTGTTGGCCGCTCTACATTTGAACTTGAGGGGATGGCATCATCTATTCAAGATACTTTTGTCCCTATGGGTTTTGCGCGTGGTGAAGCCGCCGCATTATCAACAGAACTTACAAAGCTGGCCGTAGATGTTGCATCATTTAACAATGCCTCTGATACTGAAACTATGGCAGCTTTCCAAAGCGCCTTGGTTGGCAACCATGAGACTGTACGTCGCTTCGGTGTAATTATTACCGAAAGTACCCTAAACCTTGAGTTGATGCGCATGGGCATTGCCAAGGGAACAAAGGAAGCTACCGAAGCGCAAAAAGTCCAAGCGCGTATGAATTTGATTATGAAGGGTACATCAGATGCTCATGGTGATGCAGCGCGTACAGCGGGAAGTTTTGCCAACAGAAGTAGGGCGTTAAAGGCTGAATTATCAGAACTTGCTGGTGAATTGGGTACTATTCTGCTTCCAGCCGTGACTAAGATAGTTAGCGCTTTATTGTCTGGTGCGAGAGCGGCAAAGCAATTTTTAATTGATATTGGCGATTTGTCTAAGTACACGCCAGATATAGGCGGCCAAGAACAACAAATATCTGATTTAAAAAATAAAATTATAGAATTAAACAAGCTAAGAGACGAGCAAAGCGCTTGGGGATCTCTGTTCAAGAATTATGATCTTGAAATACAATGGACAGAGAACTTGCTTAAAAATAGAGAGGCAGCGTTACAGGCAAAGAAAGATGAAATTGCACTTTCAAACCAAGAAGCGGCAAGAATGCGATCATCGACGCCGCAAAAGCCAGTAACTCCAGAACCAACAAAGGCTCAGACAGAACTTGCCAATAAGATAAAAGAACAGAATTCAGAAGTCGCCAAGTCAATCGGCCTTACGGCATATCGTACTGCTACTGAGTTAGCGCTTAATAAGGCAATTGAAGATGGTGACAAGGTAGCTGAAAAGCAACATAGAACAAGTTTAAAGTTAT